TTGAACCAGCGACCTGGCGATTATGAGTCGCTCGCTCTGACCAACTGAGCTAAAGGGCCGGAGGCAGAATAATAACCATATGTCATCACATCTGCAAACTCATCTGACCACCAGCGTGTTTAACGTCCTGTACCGTTTTTCAGGCATAAAAAACCCGCCCGGAGGCGGGTTTAAGCTGTGTGGCGAAGCAACCACTCTTAACAGAATATCCCGTTTTTTACGTACGTAAAATATTTTCTAGAAAGTCGCCCCTTACCATCAGGGATGTTCAATATATTTGTCCATTTCTAACCGGACACCCAACATCATCAACATTCCTTCCACCACCCCCTCGGCTTTTTGTAGCTTCTTTCCTATATAACCATCTGAGCATCCATGCTTCCGCGCCAGCGTCATGAATGTCATCCCAAACACGTAGTAGTCAACCAGCAAGTCATGTAGATCGTTGTTGTTCCGGTTAAGGCGGGCCATACACCCACATATAACCATCGCGTCATCGTCACAGCATTGCGGGCGGGATTTTACTTTTGAAGGGATTAATCCCTTAAAACCGGCAGCAATGGACGACCAGGTCACATCCTCATGATTATTAGCCACCCACGCGCCCCAGCGCTCAAGAACCTGCTGAATATCACGCATCACTGTCTTTACCCCTGTCCCATCCACGATGAACAATCAGAACACCATCAACAATGGCGTGCCCTTTGCCCTCTTTATCTTCAGCATATTTTCTTACCGTGGCGCGATTACAGTTCAGCATTCGTGAAACTTCGGTCATATTACCTCGTGTCTGGATAAGCAGTTCCGGTATCGTTTGAATTTTGACGCTCATCAAATACTCTCCGGTTCGGTGATTTTTATCCCGGGCTTTCCACCAGGGACATAATGATCGCGCACAAGCCAGGGCAAAACAAACTCATGGCGCATCAGCGCAGCGCCTCCTGCACCAGTTTTTCAAACTTTCCGACTCTGGTTTCCAGCTCTGCCACACAGTCCACCAGCTCATCTACTGCTTTCTGTGCGCGATGCTTCGCCTGCATCAGTTCCCGAAGCGCGGGTACCATATCTTTACGGATAGCATCTTTTGTTATGCCCGTTTTTTCGAGTTGTTCAGCATGACGCAGCATTTCCTGCGCGTGTTTACGCAATTGTTCAGGGGTAAAAGTCATTGTCTGGTTGTTCAAAAGAAACGCTCCATCTTACTGCTGTCAGTTCGTTTATTACTGTATCTGCGCGGATTGCCGGGCTTCATGGGAGTGGAAAGCACCCGTGCACTTTCCTGGTCCACAGGCAGAAAATGTCCGTTATAAAAACGCCGGTAAATCGTTCCCAGAGAACCGTTACGTTGTTTCGTGATATTGATTTCTGCGATGCCCCTGGCCTGCGTATCCGGGTTGTACACTTCATCCCTGTAAAGCATCAGAATGATGTCTGCATCCGCCTCTATTTCTCCGGAATTTTTCAGGTCTGAGTTCATGGGACGTTTATTGGGTCTGGACTCCACACCGCGGGAGAGCTGGCTCAGCGCAATCAACGGAAAACCACCGGATTTTGCCAGGCCTTTAAGCCCCTTTGAGATTTCACCCACGGCAAGGTCATGACGCCCCGTGGTTCGGGTTTTTATCAGCCCGAGATAATCAACCACCACCAGCGCCGTTTCCGGATATTTAATCAGGTGGTGTTTCGTTGTTGCGCATATCTCATCAATGGCCAGGTTCGCCTGGTCCACCATCCAGATATTGCGCCCGGTCATCCGCCCCACCCCTTGTGAGAAACGCGTCCAGTCTTCATCTTCAAAGTGAGCCACAGATTTCAGGCGTGATACTGGCATCCCTCCAGCCGCAGACACCATACGTTCACCAATCTGGATGTTCGCCATCTCCATGGTGAACAGAAGCACACCATGCCCCTGCTCAGTCACCTTGTCGATGATGTCCAGCGCAAGTTCGGTTTTCCCCATCGAAGGACGGGCGGCAATGAATACCAGGTCTCCGGGCTCCATACCGCCTGTTTTTGCGTCCAGTTCATCAATACCGGTCATCAACGTCCTGGATTTCTCCAGCCCCTGATTCCGGCATTCAACACGCTCAACCACTTCCGGAAGCACATCATCAATATGTACCGGCTGAATGACGCCCTTTCCTGTCGACAGTGTGACCATCATGTTCTGCGCATCCTTCAGGGCATCTTCAGCTGCTTCACAGGTATGCGCATCACGTAATTTCTGCAGCGCCTCATTCAGTGTTTTTTCTGCATCGCGCAGTGCGGCATTGCGCCGCAACGCTGCAACATAGTGCTCCAGTGAAGACTTCACCCAGGTTTTACGCCCGGTATCAGTAATCACCGGGGCAAGTTCCGGCATCTCATTACACAACAGCACGGGGTCAATCACTCCTGAAACACGGGCCTGTCTGCAGATGCCTGTATAGATATCCTGATACGCTCGTACAGAAAAAACGTCCGCTGGCAGTGTGGCCAGAATATCCATCACTTCAGGATCTGCTCCGCGCAGAAAGAACGCGCCGATGACAGCGCCTTCAAGGTCATCGTTACGCCATACTGGAGTTGTCATGCAGCCACACCTCTGATACGAGAACGGTAACTGGGCCAGTTAAACGACAACCAGTTGCGTCCCCCGTCTGTGATCCTGTCGGCAATTCGGGGACTGATGAACGCCCACAACTCTTCCGGTGAGAGGTTACTGATCAGAATGGTGGGCAAGATACTTTCGTACCTGGCGTTGATAATTTCCTGCAAAATAGCCATTTCAGCCGCGCTGCCAAACTGAACGCCAACTTCGTCGATGATCAGCAAATCCATTGACGCATAACGCTCAATAACTTCATCCGCTGTTTTTTCGCTGTCATTCCGCCAGCAATTTTTCACAGCACGGGTAAGGCGCATCACGTCGGTGATCTCCACACTGGCCAGATAGTTACGGATGATGTGTTTTGCCATAGCCACAGCCAGATGATTTTTTCCGGTACCACAACTGCCGGTCATAACAAGACTGGTACCGTTCTCCAGCATATCTGGCCAGTTCTCCGCATAGCGGCGACAGGCCGCAAGATTTCTGGCTGCGCCAGGATTAACCTCCAGATAATTATCAAACTCGCAGTCCCGAAAACGCAGGGCAATTCCGGCGTTATCAGTCAGCTCTTCCGCCTTGATGGACGACAGCTCCATGGTCAAATCGTTGGCCTCAGCGATTAAGCAGTCAGGGCAGCATGAAATTTCTTCTCTGTCCTCGCCATTACGATCGCTCCACACCAGTATATGCGTGTGATATTCGCCATGTTTTTCGCAATATCCGCGACCTTCACGCATCAGGCAGGAACGATAAGGCCATGGCTTTTCGCCCTTCTGAGCAAATGCAATCTCTGCCCGTAACTCATCCATTCGCGCCTGTAGTCTTTTTTGTTGTTCACGCAGGTTAAACGTCATCATCGCTGTCACCTCAGAATGTCAGTTTGTCACTGGATTTACCGAATTTGTCAGACATGGCTCCCAGGCCAGCCAGGACATCGACCTGTCGCTGTCGCCCACCTCTGGGAGCGGCTGGCTGTTGCCAGAAGTCTTCGAAGTGACGATCGGGTCCAAAGAACGTCGCAGCCTGCTTCACGAACTGTGTGCCGGTATTTCCTGTGGCACGTACCCAGGCAGCATAGCGTTTCACGCCATCAAGCATGGCTTCAGGTTTTATTCCCTCCCTGAGCCGGGCTTTCCAGGCTTTGAAGGCTGCGGATTTTGAGTTACCACCAGCACGTTTTGGATATTCCTGCCAGGCCTGTTCAAATTCCGGTGAATATTCCTGTCGGGAAGAACGCGCTGGTGCAGACGCGTCAGCGGATGCGCCAATAGTGTTTTTACTCTCTGTAGTATTCTCTGAAGTAATCTCTGTTGTATTCTCTGTAAGATCGAAATTGGTTTTCCCTTCTCCGCGGCGAGGGGTTTCCCGTGTCCGCGGTGAAGGCTTTCCCTCCTCCGCGAAATTGGGTTTTACAGTTTCCCGAAAACGGGTTTCCCCATTTCGGGAAAACTGATTGTTTTCATTGATAATTTCATTAAGGCGCTCACAATCTATACGGTAGAACATTTTGTGCTCAAGACGCTTGTTGGTTTCAACCAAAATGCCTCTGGACACAAGATGCTTACGCGCTACAGCCTGTTGTTCAAATGTAAGTCCGGTTTCGTGTTGTATCTCTTCACGCGTTTTATGTACGCCTTCCGCTGCATGTGCTTTATCCTGCCAGTAAAAAATCTGACCAAAGAAAATAACAGCGTGCGGACTTCCCATGTATTTAACGAGCCCAGGGTAATAAGCAACCGGATGTCCAAAATCGAGCAGAAGATCAGACGGACGCATAGCCACCTCCCAGGCGTTTAAACATTTTTCCGGGCTGAAACGCCACCAGCGGATAACTCAGGGTATGAGTACGTCCCTGAACCTGGCAGACAACCTTCTGGCTTTCGGTACTGACCAGGCAAACCCGCAGAACGTAGCCGTTGCTGGTGGTGAACCACTGCCCCACACGGGGGCAATGGTTGTATCGGTGATACAGGAAATTAACGATGTGGCGGATCATGGGCGCACCTCCTTGTCAGAACCATTCAGCCTGGAATCAACAAGTGCAGCACCAAAAACAGCATCACCTACACGGTCGTACAGTTTGCCAGCCAGCGGAGATTCAACGGCCTTAAGCATTGGGTAAAGCTGGCTTGTCCAGATTTGATGGATTTCACGCAAATGCAGGTATACGCCTCTGGCGTTTTGTGCGACAGATGACATGTCAGCCGCACCAGCTCCTGATAAGCTCCTCTCCATCTGGTTAAAGGCATTGATGTATGCCTCTTTGAACCGGGCGGCACGTTTACCAGTGAAGCCCATAGCAAGGAAGGCGAAGCCGCCGCGGGTAATTTGGTAGCAGGGAAGTTTGCGAGTACCGCCGTTGGGCTGGCGTACCAAAATTGATGTCTCCGCAAAATTGCGGGCACAAAACTCTGGAGAACAATCCAAAATGCGGATCTTTTTCAGAACATCGTCATGACGTTTAGAGAAGAAGTTGGCAACAGCCAGGGATGAAGTAACAGCCTAACCATCAACGATGGCAATTTCAGGTTGAGAGAGGGTTGGGAGAGTAGTCATGGTGACAGCCCCTATGTTGAATTCAAAGAACTCACCACATGGGACGCCAATCACAGAGGTGGTGAGACGTACAGGGTTGGCGTAACCGGTCAACATAGAACCCGGCGCATCTTGCGATGTCCCTGCACGCCCCACCATAATTTGGGCGTAGCAATGCTCATGACACGAAAAAACCGCATGAGCGCGGTTATGCTCTATATTGAATTTCAGGACGCCAATCCCGGCCCCCGCTTTATAAGGTGCAGAGACAGTGTAACGTCCCGAAATTGCAGAATCAATATATTGTGCAGATATAACGATTTTGTTATGTTTTGCTGTATGAACTACACTATCGAATACTACAGTGAAGAGGTCCGACTGGAGGTCGATCAGCTTCCATTGAGTATGCGTGCCAGATACCAGCATCTTGTTGAACGCATGAAGGTATACGGCAGCAATCTCGGAGAACCTCACACCAGCGCCTTTGGTGACGGGCTTTTCGAACTCAGAATTAAAGGCAACGATGGGATCGCGCGTGTTTTTTACTGCACTCTGACAGGGAAACGCATCATCATGCTGCATAGTTTTGTAAAGAAAGCGCAGAAAACACCGCCAGCCGAACGCAAGAAAGCTGAAACCAGAATGAAGGAGGTTAAGCATGACTGGTAAACGCACTCTCCCCACCATGACACACGACGAAATGGCAGCCAAATGGATGGAAGACCCGGCTTTTAAAGCAGAATACGACGCTATCGCTGACGAATTCGCACTGCTTGATGAAATGCTGGCAGCACGCAAAGAAGCTGGCTTAACTCAGGCTGAAGTTGCCGAGCGAATGGGAACAAAAGCGACCGCGATCACCAGAATGGAAAGTAATCTCGCATCAGGTATCAGCGGCCCATCATTTGCCACACTAAAAAAATTCGCCCGCGCTACTGGAAAAAAACTCCAGATCCGCTTCGTTTAACCACACCGCGCCGTCATTCTGGCGGCGCACCGGATAAATAGTCATTTCCTCGCACGATGTCTTAGCCACCGGATATCCCACAGGTGAGCCGTGTAGTTGAAGGTTTTTACGTCAGATTCTTTTGGGATTGGCTTGCGTTTATTTCTGGAGCGTTTCGTTGGAAGGTATTTGCAGTTTTCGCAGATGATGTCGGTGAAACTTCGTCGATGTCGCCTCATTCATACCTCCTGTCGGTAAATCTGACACCCTGACCAATAGCCCAGGCTGTTGTGTACTCGATCAGACTTGCCATGCGCTTCACGCTCATCTGCGCGCTGCTTTCGCGAATGTTGACGCATTCTCCTTCAAGGCCGGGCAAAACATCAGCTTCCTGTTTTGTTGCCACTGCATGACCGCTGATCAACAAAACCTTCCATTGTTCTGGTTTTAACCATTTGCCGCACCATTGAACCTGACGAGCGATATCCGCCAGCATCGCGTGAAATTTTACGTTCTGGTCAAGATTTCGCTTGTAGTCAGTAATGCGGATGGTGACTGGCTTGTCTTTATCGAGAGGAGTTGAGAGGATGGCATTTATTGCGGCTTGCTGTTGTTGCTTAGTTCGGAGGAAGATTGTTTGCTTCATCGAAAATTCTTCTCTTTAATTCCAGCGGCTCTGATAGCTTTCATTACTGCAATTACCGTTTTGTCCTTCCCATCCTCATGCCCCATCGCATAAGCACCTTCTTCACCATCTTTCCAAAAGTCGTCATTCGATTCGGGCCAGTCGATATCCAGTTCAATAGCTGCTCGCGATGCCTGCCATATCACCCAAGCAAACTCTTTTAATTCATCGTCTCCTGTGAACTGGCTTTTGTCTTTTGACCACCAGTTTTCAAACTGTCGGTAGCTATCGTTCACTTCCCTCTCCCCCAAATAAAAAGGCCTGCGATTACCAGCAGGCCTGCTATTAGCTCAGTGATGTAGATGGTCATTTAATACTCCGTCACGTTTTCCTGTCGCCACGCCTCGTCATATTCCGATTTCGGCATATTGGCGATGTAGCTATATGGCGATCCTGATTCAAGTTGCAGGAACTGGTGCGATTGCTCGTCAAGGAACAACGGAACACCACCTTCCCAACCTTCGCCGTTACGTTGTTTTTCAAGCATCAAAACAGATGCCGGAGATGCCAGTAGCTGTTCGTCCTTCTCTGACATCTTTTCACCACTCTGAACTCTCTGTAACGCTCTCTCGCGAGCCTTGTTACGCCAGATGATGAAAAGTTTGTCTGTCAGGCCTGTTATCGCTCCAGAGCCTTTTACGTCCATTTTCCCGGTTGGTTTTTCTTCGCTGTCTCCTTTTCGCGAGTGAGTAACGAGAATGACGTGGGAGTTTGTTTTGTTTTTGAAGTCGCAAATCGAGTCAACAAACGCCTTCTGCCCGTTATAGTCATCGTCGCCTATGCCACATTTCATCAGGCTGTCGATGATGAATAACTGGATCCCGTATCGGCGGCGAGCGTAGTCGAATATTTCGATCAGCCTGTCGGCTTTCGCCGTTCCAGTCAGGCCAAACACCCAAAGTCTTTCGTCATAAAATTTAAATGCAGAGTCAATTTCCAGCACTGGCGGCATCTTGCAGCACGTTGCCTGACGGGTAAGTCGCTTAAGGAGAATACCAGGCTTCAGCTCAAGTGACGCGATGCACGTCTTCACACCCTGACGCATTGCCTCAAGTGCCATATGCCCGACAACCTCGGTGTTATGCGTCGCCACATATCCCCTGGTTACATACAGGTGGCGAGGGTGATCGACCATAATACACAAGCATTCTGCATTGCCGATTTTTTCAACATTCCTGACGAATACCCCACAGCCCTCGAATCGATGCGCAGTTAATCTGCCATTGAGTCGTGGTGAACGGATGGCCTCCCTGATTTCTCTTGTCAGTCTGATTCTTGCCTCGTATGAATCCATCCCATGCCGCTTATCGTCCTTGTATGTGTATGTCACGCCAGTTTTAACTCGCGTCCGGCATGACCCGCCGAGTGAGTTAACCAGTTGAACAACCCCATTGTGAAGTGGTCAACAAAAACTGGCCACCGAGTTAGAGTTTTTCCAGTATCGATTTTCCGA